TCTAACTGAAACTAACTATAACAAGCAAAGCACAAGCCCAATTTGGTGGTACGGTGGTGGGACAGCGTTGTTTTGGAAGGAAAAAGTGATGGCGAGGCCAAAAAAGGGAACGGCTCTAGTGGACAAGCAGCTAACACGAAAACAACAGAAATTCGTGCTTGAATGGGTAAGCAACGATGGTTTACAGACGAAGAGAGAGTCAGCTATTAAGGCGGGTTACCCAGCCACGTCAGCCCATTCTAGGGCGTATGAACTCACACATCCAGAGATATCGCCGCACGTCTGCCGAGCCATTGCTCAGTACAGGGCCGAGCTTGATGAGAAATACGCTGTAGACTACAAGCGAAGCGAGCGCTCGTTGCAGGTCATTCGAGACGCCGCTTTGGAGAGTGGTGCATTTTCGGCTTCTGTACAGGCGGAAATAGCGAGGGGTAAGCTGGCTGGGTTGTATACCAGCAAGTCGGAAATCCGTACGGGGTCAATTGATTCTATGAATAGACAGGAGGTTGAAGATGCCCTCAGACAGCTTTCAGAAGGCCTTGGACCAATTATCGACATCACACCGCAAGCAGAAGCAACTCCCAGCGATGAAGAACATCGAAGCGGGGTTCTGGCAGATATTGAAGACGAGCCTGAAGAAGACCAAAAGGTCACTGACACTAACTCGAATTGAGTCATACGCAACCCCAGGCTTACCCGATGTAGTCTGCTGCGCGGAAGATGGTAGCTTTTCCTTTATGGAGTTGAAGGTCATCAAGTCAGGCAAGAAGTTGAACCTTTCAGCGCATCAGGTCAGTTGGCACTCTCGGCACTCCCACGCCCCTAGCTTTATTGTAGTCCGTGATCGAAGCCTCCATATTAGAGTTTTCTCCCCAGAAGATGCAGTGGAATTAAAAATGGTTGGAATGGATCAGGTCCAGCCACTGGGAGACTTTCCCGAGCCCTATGACTGGGAGAGTTTTTGGGCATTGACGGCCCCTCTAAAACAAGTCTAAGATTATCCCAGACATTTAAGAGAGGAAAGAAGATGACAAATCCTAACTGTGGGAAGTTTTGCCTGAAGATAACGTGGGGGGACAGACAAACGAGAGAAGAAAACCCCTGTCCTTGCGAATACGATTTTAAGACAGAGGCAGAGCGAACGGCCTTTCTGCAAGGTGTTGATGAAAGTTCAGGCTGGCTTGATTATGAGATTGTAGCGGGGGAAGATGGGGTAACTCATCTATTTCCTGTTTCTATGTAGAGGAAAGAGAGATGGCCCACTTGCATTTTATCGAAGACGATAGCGGTGATGTTGTAGACCACTTAGTCTTCTGTTCAGATTATTGCCACTACAAACACATGGGTGAGAAATACAGGGGATGGAACGGCTGTAACGAGATATCAACCACTGAGCCTTGTGTTGAATGTGGGAGAAAAGTGGAGGGATTGGATGAGAATAGGGACTGTGAATGTGTAGAGTTGGAGTACAGCCCTATACCAAGCCCAGTGTGCCCTATACATGGAGAAGAGTATTACGAACCAGATGAACCTGATGAATCCTATGCCTCCGAGGAAAAAGCGTTGTCTAGAGCATATGCTATTGATTACAGCACTTGAGGGAGAGGAAAGAGAGATGATTAACATATCCCGCGAGGAGTACGTTGAGTTGCACTCCCGTCATTCTGACAGCATCAGCAAGCGTCAGCCTGACCCAAACAGACCAAAAGAGGTTGCCCAGTATTTCATTGGTGATGATTTATTTTTGGAGTCCCACAAGGATAAGGCTGACAAATCCATATGGGGGCAAACTTATTATTTGTCACCTAAGTTTTATAACCTTTATGAGGAGAGGAAAGAGACATGACAATGTTCCCAAGCAATTTGCCGGACCGCTTTGATGATTTACCAAAAGCAGAGCAGAAGGCGTGTATTCTTCAAATAACTAAACAGGCTGGTTTTCAATTCCAGTGGATGTCAGAGATGATAGCTGCGGGTCGCTTAGAAGAGGCCGACGCTGCCTTTAATAAAGGGCTCGATCATCTACATGAGCTAAAGCGCTTAGTTGAAGGCAATCGCGTGGATTATGCAGCGGTCGCAAAGAAACTAATGGAGATGTCTGGACAAAAACCCTTAGAGGAGAGTGCAAATGCGAAAATTAACTAAGTTGCAGTCCCTGCACTTTTTTCTTGATTTCATTCTCTAAAAATAGTCCCATACACAAAGTTAGGAGGAGTTATGTTTTTTATTGTTGACCTAGTGGATCGAGTTATCGATCATTTTGCAGAGAAGAAAGAAAAGGAAAAGAGAGATGGACACAGTAAATCACCTGAACGAACAGCAGCTCCGAGAGGAGTTGACCAAGTCCCAAAATATCTTGGCAGAGCTTCAAACAAATCACGCAAGGCTCGAAGCGGAAATGGACAAAATTAACACAGGACTTTGCAGCTTTATGACAGTTCTGTACGGGTCTCCATTGCCGATTGCGTCTCATGCCCTTAACGAGGCAGTTAGAGAGCAGGTTGAGGAGCTCCTTAAGGATGCAGAGGTGGACCTAAGCTCTTGCAGCATCGCAGCGAACGTCGAAATCGACGCGTACCTTAGCGATACCCAGATCGAAGGAAATGCGGGGTTAATTTTAACGGACAAACACGGCAGCAGAATCAAGTAAAAATAGCACCCAGTCCCAGGTGGACAAAAACTTAGGATCAGACGGCGAGTGCCTTGGGTTTATTAGATTTTCCCTAAAAACCCCGTCATACTGTGGGCCTTTTCTTTTTGGGGGCCGCGACAGTTACCCCTCAGATTACTTTCTGGGGGGTTTTTTCTTTGTGGACAGTTATATAATTTTTCCCATATACTACGCTCGTTTTAAAATTTTACCCTAAGAGAGGAAAAGACCATGAACTACTATTCACCTGTTACGCCCCATACGATAGAGAACTCGGAGGGGCTTCTTACTAATCTTTTAGAAAAGATCAAACGGGAAGAGGCCGCCAAGGAGGATATTGTTTGCGATACTCGCAACCTCGGCATAGCTACGCGCCCCGTCGAATATGGGGATAGTGTAGGGGACTCGGAGCGCCGGACAATGTTAGTTTTAGATGAAACCGGAGCGCCCACCCAGCTGATCCCTATTTCTCGCTATGCTCACGACCAGTTGGCACAAAAAGTAGGCATCGATGTTCGGACGCTGCGCCGGTTGCAGTCGGACTACACTGCGCAGCATGATAATTTGCTGAAGGCTATATTCGATCAGGAGCCTAAACGAGTTCTGCTGCGGACGATGTTATGGGACGACGACGTAGAGGTTTTGGCTAATCGCCACTCCCGCCGTCATCTTCGAGCCATTCTGTCGGATAAGTTTAAGACCTTTGATAATGTAGACTTGCTCGACGCTGTTTCAAAGACTGTCCAGAATTCGGACGCTAAGTGGAAAATCCAAAAGTGTCTACACAATGACCGGCGCTTAGTGCTTCAGTTTAAATCCGAGACCATAACGGGTGAAGGTGCCAATGTTGGCGACCTTATGGCCCATGGCCTCAATATCTCAAACTCCGAGGTCGGTTGCGGCTCGGTAGTAGTGTCCGATGTGTACTGGACACTGGCTTGTCTAAATGGAATGCAGGGCATGAACAAGTCTAGGTCCGCGCATCTTACTAGCTCTCGGGCAGACGCTGAGACCTACGCTATCCTTAGCCAGAAGGCGAAAGACCTAGACAACGCAGCGCTGAAAGCCAAACTTGCGGACTGGGTGAAGGAAATAGCGAAGCCTGAATCCTTCGAGCGTACATGTCGCCTTATGCGAGAGGCCGCTAGTCAAACAGTGGTGGATCAGCTCGGCGCTGTACAGGAACTGGGAAACATCCTTCGGTTGAGCAAGCCTGAGACCAAGTCAGTGCTCGACGGACTTATGTCTACTATTCAACAGCCCGGATATGTTGGGGAGCCAGTAAGCAAGGCCACGTTAGCCAATGCCGTGACCAACGCAGCCAACCACGCCGAGGCAGACAAGGTCGAGAACTGGCAGAAGCTAGGCGGACAGGTGCTGAACTTACCAAACAATCAGTGGCAAGCAGTAGCAACCGCCGAGGCAATGGCAGCATAACGCCCAGATCCCAGGTGGACAAAACTTGGCCCAGTGTAGCAGCTGG